CACCAATGACACGCTGACCGGATATTTCAATGGCCAGCAGAGTGCCACCACGGCACTGACCATAACAGGGGACATCTCCAACTCATATGACCTGTGGATAGCGAGGCGTGGCACCGATGACGTTGGTACACAGAACTGGTGGACGGGCAGGATATCAACCATAAGGACTTACAATCGTGCCTTGAGTGCCGGCGAAGTTGATAGGAATTTCCAAGCGGAACGTAGGTTCCACGGCATCTAGACTATAAGATCCAATATCGTCTGTAATTTACCTTTTATCGATTTATTGTTGAGGGTGTTCCTCAAACCCATGTGCAGGTTCTTGGGCCAGCACTCGAACGCGGTCCAGCAGTAGCCGGAGTGTTCCGCATTCAGTTGTGGTATGAATTCCGCGTCTATGGCTATGAGGTATGTGTGGAAGAAGAATTTCTGATCGTTTGAGGTGAACATCTCCAACGGTATGACCTTCTTGAACTTGGGTGTGTCACCCACTTCTTCCTGTATTTCTCTTTTAAGTCCTTCGAAAGCACTCTCTGTGAACTTGCTCTTACCTCCAACCAATCCCCAAAGACCTTGCGTCTTCTTGTCAGTCCTCTGTAGGAACAGGAATCTCTTGGTCGAAGTAGAATAGAACAGTGCTCCAGAACAGACTATATTTTCACTCATACCGTATTGTAACAGATTAAAGTTGTTTTATCAAGGGGTAGTGGCATCCTGTCCAGAGGCGTCATCATTGGCCACGAATCCACCATCCAACACTATGCTCCAATTACCAGCGGTGTACACGCCCTCGTATGATTTGACCCATTCCGTGCCGTTGAACCTGTACTGTATTCCGGTGTTCAGGTTGGTCACGTAGTGCTGTGTTGAGTCTGGGTTTGAAGCATCAAAGGCCACGTTCCACTTGCCCGTTGAACTGTTGTACTCTATGATGTCTCCCACGCTGGCCACCAGTGTGCCCCAGGTGGTGCTCTGGAAACTGGCGGTGCTGTCTCCCACGTCATTGATCACCAGGTACCTATCACCGTTCGCTGGTGTGCCTGGATCGAACGTGGCCGGGTTGACGATCTTCTTGACTGCGGTCAATGAGTTGCTTGGTATGGTGTCTGAATCTATCGTGTACAGCAAGATCGTGTCATCCAATGTGGTTGTTGCTATGGTTCCCACGATCTCGTTACCATTTGGTTGTGTGAGCCTGATCTGTGATGTTCCGTTTGTGACCTTGCCATACTGGTCCAATAAAATTTTCCAGTTCACTGGTGGTCCAAAAGTCTCGAAAGGATCGTAGTTGCTTGGTTCATTGGCACCGGTGTGGAATCCATCTCCCCCGGATTTCACGTTGACACCCGTTGTACCCAACAGTCTCAACTGATTTCCTGTGACCAATAATCCAAAATTGTTTGGTGTTACATAACTCCTTGAGATCATGGATCCGTCGATCAATCCTTTGGCTATGCCACCATCATCATCGTATATGCTCATTATTATCTTCTGTATCACTCCTAGTTTCTTGACCTTGACTGGTGGTGATAACCAAATTGGCATGCTGAATGTCAACGTGGCAACATCTATCTCTGAATCCGCCCCAACGGGTATGGTCCTCGAACTGAAAGTAACACCTGTCAGTTCCACATAACTCAGACTGGTCCAGTCTATGTAGTTGTCGGACTTCTGTATCTCGAAATCTGGGTTAAACAGGTACAGTATCTGTTCCATAATCTGCAATTTCTGGTCGGTGTTTGAACTCCATATATCCGCCGTGACTTCTAACCTGAACGGCGATGGCATCACTTTCTCTATTGTGTAACCGGCACCTAACTGATTGGTATATTCTCCAGATGATTCGTCGTATGCACGTTCCTTTAGATGCTGTTTCTCTATGTGATAGGGATTCTGCATCCTGTCCCTGTCATAATTTAGTTCTCTAACGTAGCAGGCTATTTTTGGTGCATAGGCCAATGCGTTCTCGGAGTTGTTACGTATGATGTTAGCCACCTGTCTGGTCGGATCTCCGTACACCACAGGCACTGCCCTCAGTTGTATCTGTCCATCTGAACCCCTGCCGGTCTCCACAGAGAAGTTGCTCAATATCCTGATGAATTGAGTGAGGAATTTCCTAACCTGTCCTTCGTAGAAGTGTAACATCCTTAATTGTCAGCCTTTGGTTTGAGAGCATTAGTCAACGCCTGTCTCTGCTCAACCGTTAGTCCATTGATTGTTGAACTGGTCGAGTTGTTGACGAAACTTGTCTTGAAGTTTGCTCTTGAATCATTGTTTGTAGTAGTTATTCTAACGGAGTCCTCTATTTTGACCCATCTGGTACCATCGAAACGGAACAACCTGTTTGGTAGGTAGTCGGTCCTTAGGAAGTAGTCGCCCTTGTCAACATTTGATGTCGGGAACGATATACCAAATCCCGCCGGGTTGCCATTTGGTGCCACTCCGTCACCGTCTAGATAAAATCCGTAGTGTGATGCGGCCGGTGTGTCTATGACGGCGTTTACTGATTTGTCTGAACTTACCCTGTCTGTGTCGTTGACATTGTCCGTCCTGATGTTGCCCCTCTCGTCTATGGGAGCCACGTAATACTGTTTGTAGTTGAATCCGGATTTTGGAGCGTCCGCCTCCGCCTGTGCCACTATCTGATCGTTGATGGTCTTTTCCCTGTTGTAGGTGCTCATGTAACTGGCCACGGATCCTGCCGTTGTGGCGTCTCCTATGATGTCTTTGAATTCCTGCGAATCAACTAAAGTCTTCATCTTCAATCTCAACAAGTGTGGCCACCAAGTCTGTGAGAATCCCTCCGCGGCCCTGTTTACGTCTTCTACAACATAGTATCTCTTGAGTGATATCGGTATGCTCTCATCAAGTGAATAATCTTCCTTCATGTGTGGGAATTCTATCACGTCTCCCGCCATGGGTTTCCTGCCTATCCTCTCCACTATGTCGTTCAGATGCACTGTTAAAAATAATGTATCGTTCTGCAGGAACATTCCAAACTGTGATAGATTGAAATCCGCGTCCTGCACGTTGTATATTCCCCTGACCACGTATACGTCGTCCGCGTATTTCCTATCCCTGTTCTCCAGGAATAACAAATCCTGTATGGTCCTCTCGTTTAGGCTGTCACCGGAGTACTGCGGTTGCGTGGGACTGGCCGGACCATCCTTGTTGGTGTCGCCCTGATCATAAGGACCCAGGTACTTGTGGAAGTGTAGATCCGTGCCACCCACCTGGAACATCTCCTTGATGTTGCGATCGAAGAACTTGTAGTCGTTGCCCTTTTCAGGCTTGAAAATGGATAATCTTGGCATATCATACATATTTATTGCTGGCGTCACGGCAATAAATATGAGTATGTCAGAACTCCAAACAGGACAACAGGAAATATTTGATTACGTGAAGAACAATCTCGGCGATGGCATGATCGACGTGGAATTGGACCCAAAACACTATCATACGGCACTGGAGAGGGCTGTTAACAGGTACAGACAGAGATCATCGAACGCCGTGGAGGAATCATACGCTTTCCTGGAACTGAAGAAGGACCAGAACTCATACATCCTACCAGACGAGGTGATCAACGTGAGGAACCTCAACAGGAGGACCGTGGGTTCAAGGACCGAAGGCGGCGAGGGTGGAACACTGTTCGAACCATTCAACCTGGCCTACACCAACACATATCTACTAAGAGCAGGAGCCACAGGTGGATTGGCCACTTACTATGCTTTCGCTTCTTACCAAGAATTGGTTGGAAAAATGTTTGGCAGTTTCATACAGTTCCATTTTGATGTGGCAACCAAGAAACTGACAATAACACAGAGACCCAGAGCCGACAATGAGACCGTGCTGATGCACACCGACAACTACAGACCAGACATCACACTGTTCAAAGACATCTATGCCAAACCGTGGATCAGGGATTACACCCTGGCAGTTTGTAAAGTGATGCTGGGCGAGGCCAGGGGCAAGTTCAACACCATAGCAGGACCACAGGGTGGTACATCGCTGAATGGTGATGCCTTGAAGAACGAAGGCAATTCCGAGATGGAGAGATTGGACGGCGAGATAGGTAATTTCCAAGAAGGCGGAACTCCGCACAGTTTTGTTATTGGTTAATTGCCAATCACTATCATTTAAATAA